ATCGGTTCATAGCCACGTTGAATAAAAGCCGTAATTGGTAAACGATAAAAGACAGCGCCGTTTTCCATAATCGCATGCCATAAGATAGCGCGACCTGTAATTGCGGTAAGACCAAAGATAATACAGTCTTCAACTTCTCCGTGATGTTTTTTAAGATCATATAAATACTCCTTTCTTATTTGTGCATATTCTACTGGTATGTTTGCATTTAAGTAAGCCATAAATTCTCCTCATTTTATTTCCCCCCAATTTTTACCAGATTCATAATCTACTTTGTTTGGTATCTCTAGTTCAACTGCGGATTCCATAATTTCAATAATACGTTTTGCCTTTGTATCATCTTCTACAGAAATATCCAACTCATCATGTACTTGGATATGTGCTACTATACCCTCTTTGTATAATTCTAACATAGACTTTTTTGTCATGTCAGCAGCTGAACCTTGTATTAATTTATTTAATGCTTTGTATGTATAAGCACGCTTGATGCCTGGTCCGTATTCCTGGCGAGCTTGGTCAAATGGTAAAGCTTTATGTATACCAAATTGATTTGGCTCCCACAGGTGAAACCTACATAATCTACCTAGTAAAGTTCTTATCTGTCCACGTTGCTGTGCTCTGTTAGATACAGAGTTCATCAATGATTTTACAAAAGGAACTCTTTGGTGATAGATAGAAAATAACTCATCTGCCTTATCTTTAGATACTCCTAATTCTGCCTGTAGTTTTGCTTTACCCATACCATAAAATAAACCTAAATTAATTGTTTTAGCTTGTGTTCTTGGTATGTCTGCCATCTTTGCAACAATTGTATGAAAGTCAGCGTTACCATCTAAATAAGAATCTTTAACACCAAAGACGCTTGTATCTTGATCCAGGGATGCATAGTGAACTACTAGTCTTGGTTCTTGTTGACTGTAGTCAAAACATCCCCACTCGCAACCAGACTCAGGTACAAAAAGGGATCTAATAAGAGGACCTAACTCTTTGTTGCGCGCAGGAATTTGTTGTAGGTTTGGATTAGAATAACTAAATCTTCCTGTTATTGTTCCTCCAGTATCAGACCTAATTTGATTTATGTCTGCATGTATTCTACCGTTATGTTCGTGTTTAATAATAGTATCTATGAATGTAGTATGTGCCTTGTTAATCTCTCTTGCTTTTGATATACATTGCACCAAAGGATGTTGATGAGTAGAAAGAAAATTTTTAGTAAATGAAGGCGCTTGTGTTTTGGCTGTCCGTTCGTATTCCAGGTTTAGTTTATCAAAGACTTTGGCTATCGACCGCGCTGCCCATATTTGAGTTTGTACTCCTGTTTCTTTTTCTACTTTTTGGAGTAGTGTTTCTTCTTCTGATGCTAATCGCTTCTTCAGTGTATGAGCTTTTTGAACGTCCACTCTCACCCCAAGAAATCGCATATCAACCAGACAAGGAAAAAGATCAGTCTCAAGATTAAAAATAGATTCTAGATCCTGGTCGCTTAATTCTTTTTGCATGATCTTCCACAAATTTAAAGTTAACTCTGCATCACGTTCAGCGTAGCTGCCAACATACATAGAAGGTAACTTCCACATGTCAGCTTTTGGATCAACGCCCCATTCTTTTGCAGCGGTTACTAGCTCTGTTTCATTTTTACCTTGACCTAAATAATCCCAACCTAAAGATCCAAGATCATATCTAAATCTATTTTCATTTACTAATGATGCTGCAATCATAGTATCAACTATCAATCCATTTATTTTGATACCCATGGATCTAATCCAACAAACATCATACATCGCATTGTGAAAAATTTTTATTGAAGTTGTTTTACAAATATCTGTAAACCATTGAATTACTTTATTTTTTTCTAAGTTACCACCGCCTTCATGATCGAATGGAAAGTATCCAGAATAACCCTCTGTTGCAACTGAAATACCTACAACCTTACCTTTACCAACTACAGAACCCGACCCCATAGTTTTAAGTTCAGGGTCTTGTGTCTCTAAGTCTATTGCAATCTCATCACAGAATCTTAAATCAGGAAACTCTTTTGGTTTTACCCATTCTGTTTGTGCTTTAAATTTCATAAATAATCTCTTTCCTTAATCATTTCTAAATAATGTATCGCTTTATCTATGTCTGCTATGCCACCTTTGTCTTTGTGTCTGCATATATATTTTATAGCATTACCCTCTGCAAATGGCAACTCATTATCATTTATAAATTTTGCAGGCTGTATTTTAAATTTTTGATAATGTGTCCCTGAAATTTGTTTGTTGTATGCACTCATATTTTAAACTCCTTTGATTTATTTTGTGATTTGATTAAATATAAATTTTTCATAGATCTAGTTATACCTACATACCAAACTCGATATTCTTCATCTTGCTTGTATATAGATTTTTTTACTCCCTTAATTGTGTTTGTTGTATGATTTAAAAATAAAATAACATTAGTTGCCTCACCACCTTTAGCCCCATGTATTGTTGATACTTTTATTCTTGCGTCTTTCGTTGGATCTTCATTGTTTAGTAATAAAAGTCTCATGTAATTTATCTGACTTTCTGGCACGTTATTAAATGCGTCATACCATTTTAATGATAGATTCATATCACCTCTAATTCTTTCTTTTACTCTCTGTATCTGTATGTCTGGAAGCTGTATTTTTTTTTGTAACTGCGCCCAGTATTGTATATCTTCGTACAAAGTTTTTCCAATACTATTTCCTTGTGTTGTATTAAAAAATAATCCTTTCTTTTTTAAATATGTTGGTATTGGTTTTAACAAAAATTTAGTTCTTGTTAATATTAACCAATCACCAGTAGACATATCTATGTCTGATAATTTATATTTTTGATAAATTTGTCCAGATTCAGACTTTGGAAAATATTCTTTGTCAATTCTATTATCTTGTATTCTGTTAATGACATTTAATGCAGTTTTCTGTATAATGCTCGGCACTCTTTCTGATTGTTTTAATGGTATTTCCTGTGCATCATAATCTATAAAAGAATCTACATCAGCTCCGGCCCAACCAAATATTGCTTGGTCATCATCTCCTGCAACCCACACATCACAATCTGTATCTTTCTCTATTTTATTTATCATAGCCCACTGTATTAAAGATAGATCTTGTGCTTCATCAACAAATATAACATCAAATTTTGGTACATCATCCGTATCTAAAAATTTTTGTATCATGTCAGTAAAGTCAATTAGACCATACACTTTTTTATAATTAATAATTTCTTTTTCTATAGCTTCTAGTTTGTTTCTTTCAACTTTGGACAAATGTTCGTTAAGATCCAGTTGATGTAATACAGATATTTGTTTTACTCTTGCTAGGTTTATTAAACCAAGATACTCACTGTCTGATGAAAAAATGCCATTCCAATTATTTGTTTCATATGATGCGTATTTAATTTGTATGCCACACGTTTCACCTATTGCTTTGTAATTTAAGTCTTGCATGACGTTTTCTTCTTTTAATCCTAGTCTGTTAAATGCCAAAGAGTGTAGGGTTTGAAAATATTTTATATCTTTTTTTGTAAGTTCTGTTTTAACTTTTAAAAATCTATCTCGTGCTTCTCCTGCTGCCTTACGTGTAAAAGCAAAATAACCAATACGATCTAGTTTTACACCTTTATCGACATATCGTTGGACTTCGTTTAACAATCTTCTTGTTTTACCTGTGCCTGGAGGACCTACTACTTTATATCTCATTAGTAATTACTTTCTTTTCTTTCCACTGGTTTATATTCTATTTTATCTATGTGTAATTGTTTTAGTCTACATACCTTAACTGTTTTACCATCTACATTAAGAGAGTGATTAAACTCTACATCACATTTATCTTTCATTTTTTGTGCTATTCTTTCTTCTGGTATTTTCCAACTGGCACCCAAGTGATCTATGAAAGAACCAAATCTAAAATAATGATAACCATCTTCGGTTAGACAAGACCCGCTATTTATTTGTATTCTTTCTCTTGCTCTTGGACCATTTACACAATACTGAAACAACTCTTCTTTTAATCTATCTTCTATTTGTGTTCCTGCAGGTGGTGTTATTACAACTGAATTTTTTCTAAACTCTGTAAGTTTTGCTCTAAAATCTTTTGGTTTTAATGGCTCATGATATATGCCTGTCTGTTCCCAAATTAAATCTAACAATTCTACTTGTTTTGTTATTAGTCGCCTGTTGCTTGCCACCACTCCAGCTTTAGTGCCATCAGGTAATGCAACATTAAATCTATATTCTGGTTCCGCATACATAATTATTTCAAAGTCTGTAATGTCAGGAAACATAGTTATGCTATCTGACTTAACACCAAACGGTCTTGAATAACAAAGACTACGCATACATTTATTATGTATTGGATCTTCATAACAAGTATGACCTGCTGTATCTTTTCTCCATGCAGTTATCTTAGAATCTAATTTAGATTTATCCCATGGAGTTTCTAAATAATTGTAGTTTGCTTTTGCCACAAAATCTGGCCACTTATCTTTGTACTTCTTTTTAGCAAAGACCATGTAGTTATACATAAATCTATCTCTACCATCATCCAACTTCCTTTTTGAACACAGTGCCAAACATGGTGGTCCATCTTCAAACTCTGGGTCAGTGCCTATTAAAATATTTTTGTATGTTTGATCTACTAATTTATCTAATTCTTGTTTACCTATTGTATTTTGTTCAGCTATATCTATAAACTTTTGTATACTTAATTTGTTGTTGTCTTTGTCTACTGCATATCTATTTGTTTGTCCGTTGTTATAGTATGGTAGGTTTATAAAATTACCTGGTTTTATTTCTCCTTTGTCATCTTCCTTTAGTTCTTTCTGTTTTGGAAAAACCTCAGTATCAGGATCTAATCCTAAAGGCAGTAAAAAAGATTTTAATGCCGATATTAAATCTATAGTTGGTATTGGTTCTTTTAAAAATAAATAACAATGTAAACCACCGCTCTTTGATAACATAGGTATTAAGGGTAATTTGTATTTTTGAAATAATGCTAAATAGCTTTCTACTTTAAATGTAGAGTAATTTTTTGGATCTATGTCTATACAACCAAATTGTGCCGTCTTATCTATTCTACAAGGTTGTATTCCAATAGAAATTTTTCCTTCTATGTGATCTTTATAATCACCTTGTGTTATGGGTCTGCCTGCCCATTCATAATTTGGTTTTAATTTATTTTTTTCTGTATCTAATTGTGCAGAAGACATGTCCGCAATACCAAAATCACCTTGGTATCCTGTAAACAATTTTATAAATTCATCAACCATAAAGATCCCGGGTCGGAGCGGCTCCACTCTCGCATCACCGCTCCTATCTTTCAACAGAAAGAATTAGTAGTTAGATTCCTCTGCTTGGTAAGAATCAGCTTTTTCAGCTGATTTCTTAAGAGAGTTATGGAAGTCTCTTGCCATTTGATACAGACCAGAGTTGTCTACTTTTCTTAATAGACTCACACTGTATCCGTGCCAAGTAAAGCTACCTGAATTTTCTACAGAGTTTAATCTATAAACTCTAGAAAACGTTGGTGCTGGTACAGACTTTCCAGATTTAGGATCGGTTTCAAACTCATTTTCCATTAATGAATTCCATTGTCTACTTGTTTTAAGTTGTGTAGACTTCATGGTCATCAAAGCTTTTTCTGGCCTTGGTCCATTAATAATTACAAAATGATTTGCTGTCTTTATGATTTCATTACCATTATCTAGCATATCTTTGTTTCGTTCATTTTGAGTTGTCTTAGCCATAATGCCAGGTCCCCTGTCATTATGTATGGGTCTGCCTTCTCTTTTTTCAAAAGGTGCCCATTCAGGATATGTCATCTTATAGAAAACAGGTACAACTTCTATACCTTTTTCTCCATTATACAGTTTTTTTGTAACTGTATTATAAAACATACCTGCTTCTGCTCCGTCAACATACTTTGCATGTTTCTTTTTAGTTTCATCTGAACCTGATTGTAATAGTTTCAGAAAAGGTAATGCAAGATCTCCTTTGTCAATGTTTTCAAGACCCATTCCTGAATCTGATACAAAGTCCAAAGTTGCTAATGCGCCACCTTGTTTTGTTGCTACGTCTCTTGTTTCTTCGCTCATGTTATTTGCTCCTTGTTATTTTTGTTTTGTTTCCCTTAAACAGATTGAAATGTTCAGAGGGCAAGTCTAATTTCTTTTCAACTCGTTCTCTGTATAGTGCTTTGAGAGTCATGGGCTCAACCTTAAGTTTTTGTTGAGGTTGATACCCACTACTCTCGGCAAGGTTAGCGTATTCACGCGCCTTGTTATCTTCGTTACGACCAAAGGAAACAGTAATCTCATTTTTAATAAGATCACCTAGATCGTTGTTTCGAAGCCAGTTGTATGCGCCATCCCGTTTGTCTACAGGTATTGTTGCGCTATAAATTTCTTTTATTTCTATTGCTGAACCATCTCTTAATTTCATAGTCTTTAGTTTCATAGACTCCATAATTTCTGGTATGACTTGTTGTGAAAGTTTATCTTGTAATTCTTTTTTTCTAGATAGTCTTTCTTCATCCATTTTTATTTCATCCTCTAATTTTTGTAGTTCTAAAACATGGCTAGATAATGTCTCAGCATTTTTTAAATCATTAACTTGTTGAGGTGCATCTTGAACAAACATTTGTTGTAAAGTGCTTGAACTGTTTGTTACATGTTTTTCCTTTTCCTCTAAATATGTTTTTCCATCTTTATTAACTGTCGCCATTAATTTCTCCTTTCTCGTATAAATTTATTTCTATTGGATAGTATTGTCTTTCTTGTTTGTCCCATTTTAACAAATTATATTTTCCGTTTGTCATATCAGAAACAATAGAACATGCAACCCCTATAATTGCAGGATCTCCTGTTAATAATAAATAATCTCCTTCTTTAAAATTTTTTAAACTATTTCTTAATTTAAAAATTAATGGACCTGGAGAAAATATTATTTGTGATAGCTCTGGTAACAAAAATTTAAAGTCACCATACTTTGATGCACCCATAATATTTATTTTTGGATTGCCTGATTTAGTTCCCGGTATCTCCTGTATAACATATACTATATTATCTTTCATGCTTGACAATATAGGTCTTTATATTTATATTGTCAACTAGAAAGAAATTATGAATTATAAATTTAAAACAAAGCCATACGCACATCAACTCAAAGCATTAAAAATGTCTTGGGATAAAAAATGTTTTGCATATTTTATGGAGATGGGTACAGGAAAATCTAAAGTATTAATAGATAATTTATCAATGCTTTATGACAAAGGTAAGATCAATGGTGTTCTAATTGTGGCACCAAAAGGTGTATATAAAAATTGGTATAGTTCTGAAATACCTACACATTTACCAGT